TAGATGATCGCGTCAGCAGTGGCGAACCAGACGCGAGGCTCGGTGGTCAGGAAGATGCTGACGTTGCCGGTGGCACCCGCACCCACGGAGGTGGCAATGATGCCGAGGTAGCGCTGGTAGACACCACGAGGCAGCTGCACCCCGAAGAACTGGTAGCCAGCCACGAGGGTCGCAGCCAGCATGGTGCCGGTATCAACGTGCACGACCTGACCAGTGGTCAAATCGGTGGCCGTGGCAGACACGAGCTTGAACTGCAGGCTGGTGCCCACAGCGAAGACCGTAGTGACGAGACCGACGAGGTAGAGATCCTCGTCGTTCCCAGGCTGGTCGGTGAGGTTGGCGGAAGCAGCGACCACCGCGCCGTTCTGGTAGTTGAAACCCATACCAGCAGTGAGGTCGTAGTAGTCGCCGAAGATCGCGGTGGTAGCAGTGGCGGGAACCGCCAGCTTGTCCGCGAAGAGTGCTCGCTTATCCATGAGCATGTGAATGTCTCCTTGTTGGTTTCAGGTTGGGTTAAGGGTTAGACCACAGCGGTTTCGGTGTTGGTCAGCGCATCGCACCGACGAACGGGGATACCGTCGATGGCGGGGATGTGCTGGCGCATGCCGTTGGCGCGGGTGATCTGGTCCATGGAGAGCGTGCTGGGCGCGATCTTGTTGCCGATCTGCCGACGAAGGAAGCCACGCACGGTGCGGTTGCAGTAGAAGGCAGCGTTGCCAGCCCCCAGGTTGGGGATCAGCTCCAGGCCCTGCTGCATGAGGTCGATGAGCTTGGGGCCAGTGGCGGCATCGAGCACGAGGTCGGAGGTGCTGATCTGGATGCGGACCACATACCGCCAGTCGCGCACGGCCATGCCAGCGTCCCAGCGGTAGTGCGTGCGGTAGGCTTCCATGCGCCCACCGTCACCGTTGAGATTCTCGATGGTGACCTGCCCCTTGTCTTCGCTGTAGAGGCCAGCCTGCGAGCCGTTGGGGTAGATCATGTGCACGGTATTCGGACCCCACACCACCAGCCAGACGCTGGTGATGGCAGCGCCAGCCGCGGCCTTCAGCACGTTGTCCTTGTTCTCCACACCAGTGATGGTGTTGAAGCGAGGAGCGAGGCCGGTGAAGCCTTCAGGCTCAGTCGCTTCGTTGCCGTAGAAGGCATAGCGGCTCAGCTTCTGGTTGAAGCCCTCGATGATGGGCAGCTCTTCCGACAACCGCCAAGCAGGGGCGTTGCCGTTCATGTCGGCCAAGGCCTTGTCGATCTCGGCGTAGTTCTCCATCATGCCGCAGTTGTCCATGATGGACACGGTGCGGGACTTGCTGGGCTGCACGCCGCCGTAGAGCTTGCGGAACGTGGGCTCGGGGATGCCGGAGCGCATGGTCGTCTTGTGGGCAGTGCCGTTGTTGCACTGGATCCAGACCATGTCGTCGAGCATGTCATTGGTCTGGTTCAGGATCTCGACGATGTCGGCGATGTTGCCATTCTCGTCGGTTCGCTTCACGACATCGAGAAGCGTGGGGTGGGTGGATGCGAGAGCAGGCATTGGTTGGTTCTCCTTATTTCTTGTTCATTGAGGGATACATGCGGTTGGCCTTGGCTTCAAAGGAGTTTTGATCGACCTTGCCACCAGTGGTGCCGGTGACAATGACATCCTCGGCCATGGCTTTGCCGATGCGTGCGAAAGCGCGAACAAGCTCGGGATGACTCCCGGCTCCAGAGAGATCGAGGAACGACTTCAGCTCAGGAGAACCGAAGCGAGCGATGGCAGACTGCGCATGTTTCACGGAGGTGTCGAGGTTCGCGCCGCCGATCTCCGGGTCTGACTTCGTGGCAGTCAACCACTCAGTGTGCTGAGCGACCAGCTTCTCGACTGCCGTTGCGTCCTGGGCCTTCAGCTCTTCCTCACGAGCTTCCACGAGCTTCTGCGCAGCCTCATTGGTGAGGTTGGCTTCGCGGAACAGCGGTTCGTATTTGGCCAGGACATCCGCAGGCAGCGGAGTGTCGCCGATCTTCAGCTCATACTTCTCAGGAGCACCGACCTTGGCCTCACCACCGTCAGGGGTTGCGCCGGGAGTGCCAGTGGTTCCTTCAGTGCCGGTGAGGAGCGTGACTCCATCACCAGTTGGTGCAGCGGTGCCTGCTACGGGAGCAGTAGCACCAGTGACAGGGGTAGCCGTAGTGGTCCCTGTGGTAGTGAGGTCTTCAGGCATTGCGATCCTCCTTGGTGGGTCGGTTCTCGTTCACCATCGTGGTGTAGAGGGAAGGGCAAAGGTCTTGCAGTTCCTCGTAGAGCAAGCGACCGATGTAGCGCTTACCCTCGTTGAAGTTCGTGTCGCTGTTGCCGGTGTAACTGGTGCCGAAGAACTGCGTGGTGATGAGGATGCGGTAGATCGTGCGTCTGCCTTCGCGCACGCTCATCGTGGTCACCACTGCGTCCTTGTCCTGTTGGATGCGCTCCTTCACTGCGACCTGCTTCTTCCTCGCAGCCTGCGGTGGCTGGATCTCCAGGGAGCCTTCTTCGATCTCAGCCATCACTTCTCCTTCCAGCCGTGGCTGGCAGCTGCGATCTGCAACTCCTTCAGCTCAAGGCTCAGTCGGTTGTCGGTCAACGTGAGGCGTTCAAGCTCTTGGTGAAACATCTTGTTCTGCTCTAGTGCTGCAGCAGAACGCTCCTCCATGCGCACCAGCGTCTTGCTGTTCTCCATCTGCCCCACGCACAGCCAACCAAGCAGCACGCCCACGACACCCAGCATGGTCACGAGCAGCCACACCATGGCTCTGCTGATAGCCATGGGGAATGTCATCTCCGAATCGATGGACCTGCGCCCACGGTTGTAGGGTTTAGGTCCTGATTCGTCGCGCCACTTGTCGTCCTTGTGCTCCAGCATCTAGACTCCCGCTTGCGGGCCAGCTTGGCCAAGGACACCAGCCATGCTCTGCAGCATCGAGGGTGTGGAGGTTTGGGTGTCAGCCATGGTCTTGGCCGTGGTTGCCGCCTGCTGTGCCGCCGCAAGAGCCTGGGCCTGCTGTTGCTGTGCAGCCCTGTCATCGCGGATCTTCTTGACGGTGTCCATGTCGTTCACAAGCTGAGGAGGCGTGCCCACCATGTCCGCATAGGCGTCGATGGTCTCGTCCGTGTTCAGCTTGTCCAGTGCATCAGGCCTCGTGTTGCCCACACTGCCGACGAAGCCGACCAACCGCTCGACGCTGACCACACCCTGCAGCTTCATCGCCTGCGCCATGATCGAGACATACTCGACCACGATGGGCTTGTCCTGCAGCTCCTGGGGCGGAATGGGAATGAGCCCAGCACGCTCCATGATGCCGTAGGTGCGCTTGATGATGGGGTCGAGCAGCTCGTCGTTCATGCGCTCAAGCACCGGCCCCATGGCCATCATCTTCTCCTGCTGCCGTGCCTGGATCTCAGTGGCAGTGACATTGCCACGCTCGATGCTGTCGATCATCAGGAACAGATCCTCGAACAGCCCGTGCTTGATGCGCTGCTCGACTTGGCCAATGCTCATGCCCAGGTGCTGCAGGTTGGGGTTGGGCACGTAGGCAGTCTCGACCTTCGGGCTGTTGGGGCCATCACCCACGAAGTTGTTCTCGCCAGCCAGCGTGCCGATGTATTCGTTGCGCAGGCTGGAGGGCACGTTGCGAGGAGGCTGCACCAGCATGTCGAGGAGCTGCAGGCCACGCTTCTCCTGGGTCTGCAGCTGCATCACATCGCCCAGCACATCCATCGCAGGACTCACGCCCCAGGTGTCCTCGCCTGTGACCTCCCAGCGAGGGGCCATGCACACGAACTCGTGCACACCCTTGAGGCTGAGCAGCTTGCCCATCTTGTTCGCAGTCTCGTAGTAGATCGAGCGGAAGGGGAGATACTCACTCTCCAGTCGTGCGGGATCTGCGTTGGGGTTCTCTTCGACTACGTGCGTGACGTTCACGTTGTTGTCGAGCTGCTTCATGCGGAAGTTGTCCTGCACCGCTTGGCTGCAGTTCTCCAGCCCGAACTGCTTGACCACCTTGTCCACGGTCATGGAGAAGTCGCGGATCACACCCGTGACGTTGCCTCGGTAGCAGGTGCTGAGCACGTAGCTGCCGATGGGGAAGTGGTAGCAGCGGATCACATCGTCGTCGTCTTCCATCAGTGCGAAGCAGCTGGTGCCGAAGACAAGCAGATCCTTGTAGACCAAGGGCAGCGTGGTGTAGAGGTTGCTCTTGAGGAAAATCTCCACCATGAGCTGGCGCACCTTGTCGAGCCACAGCTTCACGGTCTGCTTCTTGTTCAG